ATCAGATTCGCTAATAGAAGCAACAATTCCAGCAAACTGTGTGCTATTGTTTCCTTCGTCTTCACCAAAGAATGTAATCTTACCAAGTATTTCACCATCCTCTGTGTCTGCTGCGTCCTTAAGGAATTGCAATTCACCAGAAGCTGTCTTTGCTGTATGTGTTGTTTTTATTGTTACAACAGGTTTTCCGCTAGCTGCGGAATCAATTATAACTGCTGGACTAGTAATACCAAGTGTAGTTGAAGCTGCAATTGATTGTGTTGCTGCAGTTGTTGTCATTGAAGTTGCATCTAGAGTAGCTGCGCCTGTTACATCAATATCTAGAATACCTGCATCAATTTGAACTTCAGATCCCGCCGCTGCGTTTCCATCAATGTGTATAGACGTTCCTGAAGTTTGATCGCCTTTAATAACTACTTTTGCATCAGCAGCTTCTGCTTCTATAGTTAAATTACCTGCTGTGGTTACAATTTTACCTGTATCAGTTAATGTTATATCACCTTCAAGGAATAAATCTTGCCATGCAGCAGTTGCAGAGCCTATGTCATGTATATCGTCAGCGGCCGGTAATAAATCACCAGTAATAATGACGTCACCTGAACTTACAATGCTGATATCTGTCCCGTCGCCTGTGATATAATCTGCTGCAGCACCAAAAGCAAGTCTATGATTTGCAGAAATAAGTGCGGTATTGTTTGTGTTTGTATGTGTCAATGTAAAAATACTTGTACTGCCGAGGTTAACAACAGCATCATCAGAAGCAATATTTAAGTCATCACCAATATAAAGATCAGCAGCAATACCGACGCCACCGTCAACAACTAATGCGCCAGATGAAGTACTTGATGATGCTGTTGTTGCGTCAATATTAACAGGCTGTGCGATATCAACAGAATTTGTATCTATACTAACGACTACACTACTGCCGACTTTAAAGTCAATGCCGCCACCTGAATGTTCAGCATGAATCAAAATAGCGTCTGCAGTATTTTCTGCTGCTGTTATAATAACAGATCCTGCTGCTGCGTCTAACGTTAAATCGCCTGTTTCAGCTGTAACTGTTTCTGCAGATGTTGATGTTGAAGCTGCTATTGTTATTTGGCCGTTTGAACCCGATGCAATAGAAATGTTTGTACCAGCAATAAGGTAAGACAAACCTTGTCGTGTTACATGAATAGAACCACTTATGGTTGAGTCAAATAAATCATCAGCTAAGCCTACTTGCAAAGTGTTTGGAAAAATAATCTTTTCAATGTTCCCAAAAGAATTTGTCTTTTTATAATAATCAACTTTTTTGGCATCAGATACTTTTTTTTGCTTTAATTTTTTACCCATTAAGAGACCTCAACTGCTGCTACACTATAGTTTCTATTTGTTGGACCATCAAACTCTATAATAACTGTGGCTGCAGCGGAAGGTGTAGCATTCCAGTACCAACCCTCTATAAAAGGAACTGATGATGTTGCGAATAGACTTATGTTTGAACTCTGGAATGTCTCGTATGCTGTGTTGTCTACATCACTAGGTTTTACTAGACTAAATTTTCTAAAATTTAAATCATCTTCGTCAAAATCATCTTCAACAAATCTTACACGAACTGCTGGTGACGTTACTGTACCAAAAGGAACCCGTTTAAGCTTTCTTGTAAACTTTCCGTCTAGACCTTGTCTTATAAAGTCTGCAAATTGCCCATAACTATTTCTATTAAAATAATATTTAGGACTCCCGCCTAATCTTACAAGATATGCTTCCTGATATGTTTGCATGCTGCCATAATCACCAACTTCAGTTCCGAAACGCCTATTTATACCCCTATCTGCGAGGGTGAAAGTAGGCTCACCAGTGTTGTGGCCTCCATCACCGCCATAAAAAGGTCCTCGAGGGCTGTCACCAATTATTCTCGCATCACTATATACCCTTTCCGTATCATACATTCTTTTAAATCTATTAATATGAGCGTAATCCCCGGAGGCGTTAGGTAAGTCTAAAAGGCCCACTGTATTGTTACCGGGACCAGCTCCGCCTCCTGCTGTCGGTAAACTATTAACTCTTGTTCCCGGCTTCATACCTATATCAAATAGCCTTTTTACTGAAAGATTACCAAAGTTTGTTTCAAAACTATCAAACAAAAGATCACCGACGATGAACTGGTTATTGAACAAGGAGTAGGAGTGAGTTTCTTCAAAACTTCCAGTTAACTCACCTCTCTCTGGAATGTCAAACTGGTCAACTACAGGTTCATTACCAATAACTTCATGAACAGCATTAGATGTCAAATTTTGATTTAACCCCTCATGAAACTCTTTTCCATTCTTTACTTGTGAACCATAAAAAGTTAACTTTGTATTACCAAATAAAGTCATCTTATTGTAACCCGCAGTATAACTATCAGAACCTAATCCATTAATGAGATCTCTTGGCATTGGATACTGCCACCCAAAAATTAATTCGTCTTCAGGGAAGATCACATAAGGCGATGACTTTACCATATCTTCTAAACTAGGACCTTTAATCAATATAGGCATCACTCCAAAACTAGAAGCAGGTTGTACGAATTTTTTCCCCAACTTAAAACCAGAAAAGTTATTAACAAGTCCTCGACTAGTACTAAGTCCACGAGATCGATCATTGTTTTCTTTTGAAAGTTTCAGATTATATTGACTAGTTTGTTGGTCTCCATTGACACCTGACACAACTAAGGCTGTCACTGGCGGATAATTAGAACATACTTTTACTGGTGAATTTAATTTTATACTCCCTGTGTATCCAAAGAAACCGTTGATGTCACTAGAGCCGGCATCTATGATTATATGTTCATCACCTGGGTAACCTGCATCTCGAACTTGTGATACAGTTAAACCATAGTTGGTATCGTTCCAACTGTCTGTTTCGAACATAAAACAAGGTTGTTTATAAGTGATTAAGTCTCTTGATGTGTCTACAATCGTCCCAATACCAGAACCGCCACCAGAACCTGATACTAATGAATGACGAACAGGTGTAGTAATTTCAAAATTAGTTGTGATATTTTCAATTGCAGTAATTTCTGAGCCTTGTACCAAATTAACTTTAACATTTTTTGTAAAATTATCTTTTTTCTGTCTAAGAATAAAAAATGTTGGTAATATAGTTCTAAGGCCTGTGACAGCGCCGCGCGCAGAAGGCGTTAATGCATTATTAGTATGCATAAATTTTTCATTGTATGTTTGTTGCATATTACCAAAACCAACACCAGTATTTGAAGCCATTTCAAGCCTAATATCAAATTCAAGTGATGTTTTTTCTAAAACAAACGGTTTTGTAATTCCAAGGTCTTTTGCTTGTATGTGTTGACTTGAAGTTGCATGATATTGTGCCCCGTATGGAAAAGAAAAAGTATCAATAGGTTTGCCGATTACTGATAAAACTTGATTGGATGGTTCTATTAATTTTATACCATTAGAGGAACTGTTTCCACCATCACTGGATGTAAAAATTGCCCTTAAAGTGGGACCGAAACCAACTGCAGAAGATGTGAGATAAGTTTGTAAATTACCTAACGTGCTAATGGAAAAGTGATCGTCTGTGGGTTTATTATTCAGAGCCAGACCAATAGGTTTTCCTATCTTTTCCCAAGTTCCTCTAGCTTTATTCCAATATACCATCAATTGTGGGCCATCGCCAGAAACATCTCCACTACTTGGAAATACTGTTGTGAGACCAACATTTGTTTCTAGACTACCTTGATTTAAGTTTATTTCAAACTTTGTTTTATTTAGTAAAGGAGAACTAAACCCGGGTAATACACTTACGCTTGTTCCAGCGCCATAAAAAGCTGTGTTTTCATATTCTATTGTACTTTCTTCATTAAATGGCTTTATTTTCTGACTTTCAAAAGGTAGTTTGCCAGAATCTGTTATCCCTTTAATTGACGAACCTGTTGTTGTTAGTCTACTACTAAAGTTGTCAATCGCAGAATCACGATTTGGGCTAATAAAGTTAGGTAAAGCTATTGACTGTGAAAGATGATACAAAGTTGCAGAATCCTGCATTCCTAAGTGTGGGTATGTCACTAGTTGATCTCGAGAAACAATCTTAACATTACCAATTGCCCATACAGCAGTTGTGGCATCAGTTATTCTTGGCTGAACAAATCGAATATAAAAAGAAGACCCAAAACCATTAGTCACAGATGCAAAGTCTATAGGGTCAAGCTTAAAGTTTAGTACGGGCCTAAATTGTTCTCCTGTTGGCGGACTAGACAAACCGAAGATTGACTTTCTAAATGATGATAAAGTTAAGTTTGGTAGTACAGACCTTCTTGTTTCATCAACTATTTTGTTATTTTTACTTCCTAAATGAATATTTTTAAGATTGACGTCTGTGTAGTTAGTACCATCTGTACTTATTTGTAACTTAAATTCATCTGAAACAAGTCCGTGTATACCTTGCGCTAAGTTTAATTTAAATCTAGCCAAAGCACCCTTATTATTATATGGGCCTCGCAATAGTGAGAATGTTAGTGTTGCATTTAAAACTTTATTTTTAGTTTGTAGCCATCTTCCTGAAGCGCCAGAACCTGCGCCTGCTAGGACAACTGCACCAGTGGTCATTTCCAAATCTGACCTGGGAGAAAACTCTTTTCTCACAACTACTGCAGAAGTACTGACTACCCACTTATTTGAATCAACTGGTTTTTCAAAAAAACCAGGTTCTTCAATTGTGAAATCGTCAATTATTACATTTCCAAATTTAACTACCTTTGTATCATCAAACACAGTATTAGATAATATACCAGAACTGCCTCTCGGGTTCAATCTGTGTACTGTAGGGTATGCCCCTGAACTGTTATCATTGTCCCTTATGATTGTTCTAACGGGATTATTTAAAAATCCTGACTCGTAAGCATCGTAACCCATTCTATGATACAAAGCTTTCACAGAACTTGCTGTTAACTCTTTACGCCAAACTGCAACTTCAGCGATATCACCTTTTAGATATTGATCGCCAAACGGAAGATTGGCAAAACCAAAGTACAATCTACTACTTAAGTTCTCCATAGCTGTAAAGCCACCTGATGTAGATGTAGTTCCAGTTTGTAATACGCCATCTAAATAAACTTTTATACATTCATGTGTGCTAGACCCGGAGAATCGTATGCCGCTAAAGGTTACAACTATATGATACCAATTTCCTGCTGCAATAACTCCGGTTTCTCCGAGAAAGTTGCTAGTAGTGTTAGAAGATTCATCGTATATTGTGAAGGCTATATTCCCGGATGTTGCTATCTGTAGTCCGTATTCTCTGGTCGAAGTAGAAGATCCTTTTCCAAAGATACCATGTATTGCACTTAAATCAGTTAATCTAACCCATGAGGAAAATGAAAATGAAGAATTATGAGTTCCGTCGCCGAAAGATAAATCATTACTATCTGGGAGACTAAATGTAGCATTTGTGCCGTTCAAGTTAACAGATTGAAAAGATTGATTATAGCTTCTATCTTTTATTTCATTATTAGTAACTGATACTAAATTAGCTTCAGTTACTGTGCGTCCGTTAACAGATCGATCGATTAATGCAGATGTACTATCGCCTTTAATCCAGACTAGTAAATTGTCAGCATCGTTTTGGGTATATCTGTCATCAGTAATTGTTGATCGAAATTGTGAATTTAAGTTATAAATACTGTTTTTAGTTATCTTTGGCATTACTTCTTTAAACCTCCGAAAGCAATTGAATCTGTTCCAAAAGAATTACTTTCTCCATATACTAACCCGCAAGTTGTCGACTTAAAACGTGTACCTATCTCACTAATACTGTTTCTAGAGCTTGATAGGAAATTGCCCATAGATGCTGAGAGTGTTGCAAACTTATAACTACCTTTTAAATAATCAACAGCGTCATCAAATGGTGAAGATATGTACATACTATCATCAATAAAACCTGGAAGTGGGAATTTAAAACCAGAACTACCAGTCACGCCTATTTGTGGGAAAGAAAACGTACCAAACTCTAATTCTTGCGAATCTAAAAAAGTAGCGTTTAGTCTAGACTTTATTTCATATTTACTGTCAATTATTGTACTGCCTTTCTTACTTGATTCAATACCTCCGGATTGTAGACTTCCTTTACAGCCATACAAGCTAATATCTGCAGGTGATAAGTTTGCAAGTGAGTATCTTACTTCAAAAACATCAATTGCACCATCATTTCCGGGATGTGAAGGATCAACAAATTGTTTTAAAGTCTCTTTGTCGTTATGAACAAAAGGATAAGCAAATACTGATTTTCTACCCATTAGATCTTTTGCAATTAACTTTGAAAAATCGTTAAACGGAATAAGCTTATGATCTTCACCAACAATCTTATAATGTAACCCCATACCAAAACTATTAAAAGAAGCAAAATGATTAATTTTTTCCCCACTATTCTTTTCAAAGAAACCTTCTGGGGATATCCTAATCATTGGTCGTACGTTATATGAACCACCAAACTGTCCAAAAGTTTTAATATTTCGACCGGTTCTAAAACCATCAAAAGTCTTTATCGACCCAGAAACGTCTGCACCGTCTCCATTTTCAAAAATTGTTACATTTCCTACTCTAACGCCGACACCCAAGTCTGTTGTTTCAAAAATCTTAATCTTTTGATTTTCTTTTAAAACAGCAGATCCAATCCTTTGCGTTGCAGAAGTTGATACGGAGCGGGCGAAGGAAAATGGCGCATATTCGCCTGAGTCTGAGCCTCCCGAACCCGTTACGTAAACTAACATTGGTGGGATTGCTGACGCAAGGCCATCTACAAAAAATGCGTTGGTATAAACAGCCATAAGTTAAACTCCTTAATACTTTTTAACTTTTCCGACAAACTGTGATAAGAATATGTTTCCTCTTCCTCCATCACGCTCACCAGACTTCATATAGATTTCATCATACATGTATTTAAATCTATTTCTTTCTAAAATATTTGATTCATAAATAAAATTTACACCTAAGAAGTTTGTTGTTCTTGGGATCACAGAATAAACAACATCTGTAAAAGAACCGTCTAGCCACTTAAACAAATCTCTATATTTTTGCAAGTCCAAAACTTCAATTACATTATTGAAATATACTTCTCTTAAGTGTCTTAAGTCACCGTAAGATTCACCAAAGATTAAGTTGGGTTTCCCTAAAACGTCATCTAATGGATCAAAATTATTAAACATTCTTAACATGTTTTCATTTAAACCTCTCATAACTGACATGTCTAATGATAAGCGATTATCATCAAGACTTTCCTCAGAAGGTAAAACCTCATGAACAGGTGGTGTTGTTGCAAAGTAACCTTGTTCAAGATTGTCTGCGTCTTGAAATGATCTCACCCTTATTTTGTCACGTGTATAGTTTAAATCAAAATTTTCAGACAATGTTTCAAATTCAACCCTTAAGTTTTTCATTACATTTTTTGATTGTTTGAAGTTGCTGCCTTGAAAATGGAGATTGTTTTGAGAGAAGTCAAATAATCTTATATTACCTGATGCGTCTGTTATTTGTGTACTCTGTTTTGTATCTGTGTAAAGAATCAATCTTTCAAATGAGCCAGTTGCTGCATTAGTAAAACTGTAATTTACTGCAGGATTATCAACACCGTAACTATCATAGTTTCTTGCTCTATTCAAGTACTCCTTTCTATTTGTATTTTTTGAAAAGAATCTTTTATTTGTTACAAGACCGTGAAAATTAGTAATTTTTGCATCAGAAACTGAACTATTGTTTAAGAATTTTGTACCACCTAATAAGGATTGGCTGCCTATCAATAAAAAACTTCCAGATATGTTATAACTACTAATATTTGAAAAAACACTGTCAGTATAATCCATCTGAATTGATGCTGTTGCATATTGATCTATAATATCACCGTTCATTTGTTTAGCAGCTCTTAAAAAATAAGAACTTGTTCCAAATGTATTTAAATCATGTCCTGCTTTTCTTCCAAAAGAAACATACCAAACATCTTTATCAAAAATATTAATACCCGTTAGAAACAACTGACTTGTAACAGATTTACTTGGACTTTCTTTTAAATAAAGTGTTAGTTTGTCATTAGATGCAACTAAGTTTGCTACACAAGCTTCAGAATCACTAGGTGTAGAAGTTCCTGTCACATGAAGTCTTATTAAACTTTCTTTTGCACCGCTATAACCCTGTTCCCAATCATACAATCCTTCGTATGTAAAACTACCAGAAGTAAAAAGTCCGTCACTCTTATTATTACTTATTCCGTGTGGTTGATATTGTATGTTGCTTGAGCTAACGAAAGTACCACGAATCTTTGGATTACCAATTTGAATTCTAGAACCAGATAAGAATCCGGACTTTATTTTAGGTATTTCAGCATCAGTAGGGTACCCTTGTGCATCAACTGCTGTTGTTGTTTTATTTAGTGAACCGGTAAAGCTTAAAAATCTAAAAACGTCTCTTTTAATTGCTCGTGAAGCGTCAAGTGATTTTTCTTTTGAACCACCGTACTCTCTAAAAGTGAAAATATTATCTGGTTCAATTCCTGACTGTCGAAATACGCTCTTAACTGAATGAACTGTCCCTTTGTGCAAATTCATCTTAGGCGCTTCAGAAAGTATTCTTCGCCATATTAAATTTTGTATTTCATTTAAAGATCTAACTGCTTTTGCTTTACCTAATCCTAAATCAATACCAAGTATGTATTGACTTATATCTCCTGCAGAGAAAAGATCGGGTAGTGTAGTATTTGTTATTTTTGCGCGTTCTCTTAAAAATACATCAGGTGTTGTGTCATAATCATCATAAATAGTATGTCTAAAACTAGTAATACCATCTATCATTAATTTTAATTCATCAAAGAATTTTGCGTATGTTAGAAGAAGTTTTATTAATAATTGAGGTCCTAGTAATTCACTACGACCAGAACCAGGATTGTTACTAGTGAAGGTATGAAAACCTTTACCGAGTCTATCTAATTCTTCATTGAATTCTCTAAAGTCTGTACCGTCTTGGAAATAATGCTTTGGCACTAATTTTGTTATAAGATTCGGATTGTACTCATCGTAAAGTGAAGCGGAAGTTAACAGTGTTGTGTTTAGACTTTGGACAGCGGCAAATGTTGGAAACAGTACAGGGTTCCTGTAAGCATCTTCAGATAAAACAGGGGAATCAGAGCCTGTCAGTCTATTTTCAACAGTAAAGTTAACAATTTTTTCATGTAAAGAATTACCTGAAGAATCTAGAGCTATATCATTTCCTTCATAAACACCATACGGCTCGTTAAAGCGATAATAGAGTTTTAACGTAGGATCTTCTGAACTAGGATAAAAGCTTCGATATTTTCTTTTTTTAATTGTTTTGACGGGATCTACAGAGTGAAAGTATCTAAAATCATCAATAGCACCAGATAAAGTGTGTTTTACTGTATAAACACTTCCGTCTATTCTTGCATTACTACCTACGCCTATTGTTAGATTACTTGCATTATACTTTAAATTATTAAACTTCTTTGACAAGCTTGAAGAATGTATAGTATCGTTAATTAAAAGCTTTGCTTTTTGATCACCTAACCTATCATAAAATGCAGTTATGTGATTAAAACTTCCTTTTTCAATTGAACCACTTACAGCTAAATAATTCGATCCGGATGTTATTCCAAAAAGAACATTACATGTATTTGTACTGTTTGAATGTGACAAAGCTAAAGTAAAGTTATTTGACAGCGAACTGTATTTTTGAACAATCACTTGATTGTCATTTACTTGAGCGGGAACTCTTAAAAACATTTCAATAGAAAATGGTAGAAATTTTGGATCTAAGACGGGTGCACCATCTACTCTGTCAGAAATACTATTTATTGATGCGCCGCGCCTATCTTTCACACTTATCTGCGTGCCATTACTTAGTCCTTCACCGACTACTGTTCCGGAAAAATTTAAATAGCCGACATTTTTTGGAAAAGAGTCTAAGATGTATTTTTCATATCCCGTTAAACCGTCTTCAAATATTTCTAGTGCTTTTTCGCTTTTTTCAAAAGGATAAAAATTAACAAGTCTATCAAATGCTTCGTTAACATTAGCTACAGCTGAATGGAAGAAAGTATGATTTTCAAATCGATTCCAGTCAATACGGAGTTGCTGTGTTGATACTAAAAGTGGTTTGTCACCGTATCTATAAGAAGAAGTACTACTTAGATTTGTATTTTTAAAAATTAAATTCTTCATGTTTTGATCAGTTTGTGACGTAATAATTCCTGAAGCTGCGTTATTATTTCTAGAAAATCTAGGCTTGAACAGCTTACCTTGTGATCGATCAAATAGTTTCTTATTAGACATTATATAACCTTAAAGTTTGATGCTGCATCTTTTATTACTGTATCTTTTCCATTCCTTCTTATTAGAAAGTCAAAAGCATACATTCGCCCTCTAGGTAAAGAATCTGTATAAAAGTCAAAAAACATTCCGTCACTATCTGTTGATAATTTTGTAGAATTGTTGGACTTATCAAAAGCAATAATTATCTTACCATCAACTACATCTCGAACTCTATAATACATCTCAGCAAATATTTGGCTTTTCTTTTCATAGGGCGTTCGGACAAAACTAACTGGACGATCTCTGTCTTCAGCAAAAACTCTAACATTTACAATTTCTCCAGCTCTATACTCGTCGTTAACATTAAGCACTGTGACTAAAAGATTATTTTGATTTTGAGTATTTGTAATAGAACGATTAGCTCTTTTAATTGTAAGTGATGATGATAAAAATGTAATTGTCTCTGCAGTATTTGTCCAAACCTCATTAAATGTTATAGAGCCAGTTAGATTTGCCTGTTCAGATAAAATTGAGTCAAAGCTAGAAACTGCAAAAGATGCACTATAAACCCCTGTTTGTCTATGTCTACCATTCAAGACTTGAGAAACTTTGTATGTCTCTTTAAAACTTCCACTCTCCAGCTTAACAACCATACAATCTTTACCTGATAGAGTAGCGCCTGCTGTATTACTTACGATATTTGCCAAAGTACCGTATTGAAAGTTTCTGAGGTATAGTGACGATGACACGTTAAAGATAAAATCAGAATGTCTATCTGTCATACTGTCATCAAAAGAAATTGTTAATTTTGGTCTTAGTGCTGCAACTTGTACATCTCTTGATGCAAAGCGCTTTACAAAATAAGAAAACTCATTCTTTTCATAACTACCAGAAAGTGCTATCAAAAAACCCTTGTCAGGAATTTGTCCTGAGACTGTACCTGATACAATTCTTGTGACATCAATAATCAAGTCTTCTCTGCCAGTTTCAAATGTTTGTACTGGAGAAAGAGAAACGTTTGTCGGGCCTGTTGTGAGTGATAATGATCCACTTGTATATACATCAATATTTGATGCGCCTAGCGACCCAGAAGACATTGCACCTGGTTTTGACCATTTAACTGCGCTCCCATTTGTAATTGATGCTGTTATAAAATTAGAAGAACTTACGTCTGAATAATTAACAACGTCCATTCCTGGACCTTCATCAAAATCAATAGCTAAAGGAAACAATATCGCTTTAAAGTTACTTGGCGTTGTTTGTCCCCCATAAACATCATGTAATTTTACAGTACATTTAAAAGAACTATCAGTAATGTCTAAGACACCGTCTGTATCCATTTTTGCAATCTCTGATATTGGGAATTTTATTAATAAACGACTTAGTTCTATAGGTTTTGTTTCTGAGCCTATTGTGTTTTCATCATACAGTTTAAATAAATCAAGTGTTCCTGCTGAACCTAAATTAGCGTCTGTCGCTCTAAAGCTATTATTAATAATTTTATTTGTTATATACGTGTCTTTTGAAGCTGTTAATATTCTATACATTATACACCTCTACCGGTAATATCTTCATTTGGATATTTTACTTCAAATATCCCACCTATAGGTGGAAATAGCATACCTCTATCTAAGTTTTGTTTGATGTCGAAATTGTATGTACCATATATTTTATTATCTTGCACGTTTGTTTTATTAACAATGTTAATACTGATTAATGAAACAACTCCCGGGATATTTAATATTAAATTTTCTATTTCGCCAACTATAATAGGTTTGTTTATTTGAAAGCTTCTAATATTAAAATAGCTTGCTAATTTTGAGCTAATAGCGCCTAATACCACTGGACTTCTATACCCTTTTTCAACAGTTACTGAATAATTTATTCCGATATTTACTACAATTGCATCGAGAATGTCAATAGCATCAGATACTAATCTAAACTTATTTAAATATTTTGCCAAGTTTTGTTTCAATGTGTCTGTTGAGGTAACTAAGTTACCATTGTTTGTTCGCGATATTATATGTAATTGAGCCCCTCGAGGATTTCTGGGATTGTCAGCTACTGCAACTCTAAACACCCTACCAAAATTTGAAGGCATTGAGTATACTCGCGCTATTAAATCTTCACGTGTAACAATTCTATTCTGTGAATTCCTATTAAATATGGCAACATTTCTTAACTCTTCCAAAGTTGGTTCATCTTCACCACCTGAAGCTCTGCGCAGATTTATGACTGCTGTAGAAGCCCTAACAGAAGCTTCAGTTGAAGCTGCTAATGATGAATTAAAACTAGTTAATAGAACTTTTACTGATGCTATTGAACCTGCAGAAACATTATGACTTAATCCACCACCATATCTATATGTTATGGATAAGGTTGTATTTTGCGGAGATATCCCTAAAGTTTGTGTTGTTAAAAAGCTATTAGGATCTATTGCTACTGTTGAAAGTGAAGATCGATCGCCAAACAGTCTAATTGCATGTTCACTAGGGTCAGGAATAACATCTTCATCAAAAGCTGATTCATTTCCAGAACCAAATCTAAGTGATGTCTTTCCTGTGTTTGCGCTTCTAATCTTTACAAAACGTTTTGGTGCATGCAAAAGCTCCATTCTAAATGGAACATCTGTAGCATCATAAGAATTATTTTCAAAAGTTTTAAATACAGTGTCTTGAGACAGTGTATCAACCTCATAGTAACTATCGCCAAAAGTATCCGTTACAGAGATAATTTCTGTAACATTTTCTTGCGCCAATGTTACCATTCTAAAAGGTATAAGTTTATCTTCTATTGTAATAGCTTCTGTTGTAATTTTTGAACTAGAAGCTATACCATTTTTTGTCAAAACAAAGTTTACAGGATTGCCGCTGCTTAGTGCACCAATTCTAACATTTGCAGTCAAACTTGCTTCATCATCGAGATGACCAAAGTTAACGTCTTCTAAAAGTACAAACTCAACACCAGTAGCCGTGCTAAAAACAGAATTTCTTTTTACAATTGGTAATGCTGCTGCCTGAGGTACATACTCACCGTTTACTAGTTGGGAAGGTACTACTATCGATAAATTTACATCAGAATACGAAGGTGATGCACCAGGCAATTCTAGTCCGGCTTCCCTAATCAGCCTCTCAACATTACTTCTTTCAACAGCATTTTCTATAGAATTTTCATTAAACTGATGATCCATATAAAAAGTCATTACATCACCAACGTAAGAAGCTAAGTCTAAAATCAAACCTCCCATGCTAGAATCAGAGAAATCAATTACGTTATCACTGAAATGAGTTAATGCGTATCTTCGAAGTTCATTCCGTAATGAGTTAAAATCTTTATTTGTGTAACTTCGATCTTTGTGTTTTTGTACTTCTTTTTTAATGTTTCTGGCCATTTATCATCCCCCAAGACTTAAGTCAACTTCTAGCGCAAGTGTTGGACTTTTAAATTTAGGTATTACATAGTCAACCCTAATTCTAACTTTTGCCAAACCTATTCTGTTTGCATCGTTCTTTTCCGCTTCATCAATAAAGACAGAACTTATGTTTGTTATTGTAATACTAGGTATGTATTTTTGTGTCACATTTGTTATTGCGTCACCTACAACTTGTTCAAAATTAGAAGAATTACTGTATTCAAAAACTATACTATTAAGATTTGCACCAAAATTAAATATACCAAGTCGCTCGCCATGATTAGTCATGATTAAGTTCCTAAAGTTATCAGTTAGCTGTCTTATAGGACTAGTATGCATCTTAAATAAGTCTTCACCTACCTCTAGTGGTGTTTTTATACCAATTGGTCTGTCAGTTGACGGTGGTGTTTTAGTAAAACGATGATCAGTTGTCCTAACGCCGCTACTCTTAAAATTAAATTGAGAATGTCCCATAATATTACCCTTAACAGTAATTATCTACCAAAGTAGTTTACTTGTTAACTTCTTAATCTTCTGAGCTTTTAACAACCTACAATATTCGAAGATCTTAATAGTCTACCGTTTACAAAACTGTCTATTGCTGCAGCTGCAGTTTGAGCTGCGATATTACCTAAAGCAGCGCCTGCTTTTGCTGCAGCTAGAGTTGCCGGGACAGCTGTACTCGTCGCTGCCAAGTCAATTGCTGGGCCTATTAATTTTAAATTTATACTAATTTGAGTCAGCAAAGCCTCAAGTTGTGAAACCAAAACATAATCCTCAGATAATAGGACGTCATTACTACTACCTACTACTAATTGTATTTTATTTTTTGCTTGCAATCTAGATGTTCCATCTACACCTAAGCTTAAAAATTGTTGGCCATCATCCTTTGAAGCCTTCGCAATAATATTGCCCTTCTCATCTAAATCAATAAAAGATTGGCCCATCCTAGAGACTAGTCTAACATCCTCGTCGCCTATGACTCTGTTATGTTGTGCAAATGTAACTATGGATGGACCTACTTTTGCATTTTTTCCTAAATTATCAAAGTTTATTAAAAATGTATTATCAACATCACAGTTATGAGAAAGATAAACACGAGCGCCAACATCAATAGCATCACTTTTATCGTCTATTAATTCTTTGTCATATACACTGTCGTCTTGATACCTTAACGCGGCCAATTTGTCATTTTCTAAATAAGTATAAAAGTCATTTTGACAATTATTTTTAACAGTATTTATCTTATCATATTGTTCTGTATCATCTAGCAAACCTACGATTTTATCCAAATCATTCTTTTTTCTTTTAACAAAAATATCAATTGCTGATGAATCGGGTTTTCTTGTTGGAGGCGCATCATCTTCACTTGTCTTCCCAGTGTATTTTGTATTTTTAAAGTTAATATCTTCAGGATTTGAGAACTTTTCTGTTGTGAGGTGAATACCTGAATTGTTTGAACCTTGTAGTAATAAATCAGCGCAATCCTTTGCTAGTCTAGGTACAGGTTCACCTGTAAATTCAGTACGGTAAGCATTTGAATTTGCAAATATTCTACTAAATGATGAACTTGCGTTTGTTGATTCTTCAGCGCCATCCAGTGAAACTGCTTCATCTAAAGATTCTGAGTTTGGTACTAATGCACCTGAATTAGCTATGAAATCGTCTTTTATCCTTGACGTCCTTACCAGTCTTTCCATATGAGTATAGTTTAAATCATCAACTTGTATTGGACCTACTTGTCGACACATCCAATAATACATTCTCGATCCTTTAATGTCACATTCTATTAGCCAGACATATTCACCAGGTTTTAAAGGTAAGGATAGATGAGAAGGAAAAAAAGGATAACAAAGTACAGGTAATTCGCCATCTTTATTTGAACGACCAGGATCAGTTATCTGAGCAATTATCGAATTAACTGGTGCTGTGTCTACTAAATCTTTGTTAGCAATACCGATATTAATGTCTTTAGCTTTTTTGCGTCCGGAAAGAATATCACCCACTGTTATTGACTTGTCAGCGTCAACTTTCTTCCTTAGATAAGTATACGGATTTGAAATTACATCATTAACGATACCTACCAAAAAGTTATATTCTACGCCTCGCTCTAGTTTATCATCATCAGACTGCAACAAACCATCGCCGGCTAACTTGCCAAGTGCAGACTTTATAAACCTATAGTCTTTGCCTCTTCTTGACATGTTATTCTCCTATGCTTTTAAATATGTCATCCGGCGAAACTGTGTCCTGTTTTTCTTGTTCTTTTGCAATAAGTTCTGCCAACTTAATTATCTGATCATTACTCTTAGACATTCTTTCAAGATATTTTGTTGCCAAAGTACCATGTGTTGAGTGATTTGCTGAATTACCTGGAATTGACAGTAGCAAGTCATTAAGCAATATTGATGCACTTTCCCGATCTTCAATTGCATTTTGATATGATTCCTTCCATAACAACTTTTTTTTATCTTCTGTGCTTTCAAGGCCGTCAAGTAAATCAGAAAACTCTTTTATCTTATCATTTTTGTTTTTCATAGTCCCATCCTGAACATAGACTTATATTCATCATTATTTTTAACTATTTCTCTAAAGTGTTTTCTAACGCTAGACATTGCGACTGAAAGTTGTTTTGGATTCAAACCTGAGATTTCTCTTAAATAAACAAAAACTGCACGCTTGTTTAATAGTTCTAAACTATCAATATCCTTAAATAACTTAGTTACTGCGTGTATACACAATTTTTCATTTTCATTATTTATTTTACCAGTGATAATCTTTAATACTTGAAACATTCTATCGCGGTCTTCTTTTTGAATTAATATAGATTCTGGCGAAGGCATGTAACTATATATTTCTATACTTCTTTTATCAGTAGCACTTAGGTTTGCATAATCATCAAAGCTAACACTTCTACGATCATTCTTATTTTTCTTGTTTGACTGGATAATTAAAAAATTCTTTGCGCAAACGTTAAAATAAGAAAAAGCTTTGGATCCTCGTGCAGGATCAAACTTTTCTAGCGTTTCATACAAAAACGTTACACAATCAAATTTTAAAGTTTGAAATGAAGCTGGATCTCTTGCAAAGCTATGAATAAAAATTAAATTTTCAACTAGTTTATGAAAAGATTGTCTTATCTGTTTTTCGTATATCTTTTCTTTTTCTTTACGACAGTCTGTTGATTGATATGCAATAATTGCATTATGCGCTTCTTTTCCGAAGTATAACTTTTTCTTTGTTTTACTTTCTGATCTTTTAACTGTCTTTTTCTTCAGCCTCGTCACGTTTCGTCCCTATATTTTTTGTAAGCTTATTAGCTACTACGAGTATTGCATTATGACAGTCTCTAATATCAGCAATAACTTGGCGAACTTCAATAGAATCAAAAAATATAGGTCTTTGAAGTATTTCATTCATTTTACCATATTTTTTGTTTAAAATATCGAGAGACTCTTCTATAGAATCTTCAATATTAATTATTATAATAGAAAACTGATAAAGTTTCCAGCCAAGAAAGATTGATAGAGAAAGGAATAAGCAACACAATCCAATAAGTATTATTTCAAAACTCATTTTTCAGAATACCTTTCAAATAATTCATCATATTGAGTTTTAATTGAAGCACTGCTAAATTCGATCCTGATATCTTTCATCATATCACGAGCTTTTAGCTTTGCTGTTTTGTAATCATCGTAAACTTTTCTAATTTCTTTCTTAAAGCTATCTTCTAATGGTTCAGCCCACTTAAAACCTTTTTCAAAAATTCTACCATCTACTCGAGATTCACTAATTTCTGTCATAGTATAGTCAACAAAACCAAATTTTTCTCTGTTTAAAAATTGTAAGTGTCCTGACCACCCTGTTGCGACGATTGGAAGTCCAGTCACAGCTGCTTCTATTAAAGGTAAGCCATAACCTTCACCTCTCGTAGCTGACACATAAAGCTTTACTTTAGAATGACTATATAATGCCGCGATTTCTTGTGAAGTCATGTTACCATGGATTAACTTTATTTTTGGAAATGCACTCAAGCCCAATGATGATTTGAGCTTACTTAAGTATTCTTTACACAGCTTCTTGTCCAACGTAGTACCTTTTCCAAAATTAGTTTTCAATAGGATTGCAACATCTTCATTATTTTTAAATTCTTCTGAAACCCATTTTATTGTATTTACTAAATTCTTTCTATCGTCTTCTTTTACTTGACTAGTTAAAGTGCCAATCATTAAAATATTAAAAGGTTCTTTAATGATATCATATCTACTGTCATTCAATGTTTTTGAAACTTGACTCTTATTAATCAAGTGTGGATTATACCATTCAGGAATCACAGTAACAGGTTTTATTACAGCACCTGAACGCCTTAAAACGTTTTTTGTAAACTTAGAAGGTACAACAACATGATCCATCTTGTTACATTGTTCTACCCACTTTCTAGAACATCTGTCTGTCTCTACTAGTGCTGTTACACCAATATTTATTTTACCTAAAGTTGTGTCCCACTCATCAGGAAGCTGAACCTGGAATGATATATCGATATTTGATTTATCAAATTCTTTAGAACAACCCATTATCTTTCCTACAAGACCATTTTCTAGTTCTTGGTCAATCATCCAAGCTGTTCTACCCCATTGTAAACATTCTACAACTAATTCTACGTCGGGTCTTCCGTGTAACCATGTAAATAACTGTCTTGAATGTACACCATACCCACTATTAGTCAATAGCGGTGCTCGCAATAAAACTTTTTTTCTATTTATCATATTTCCTCAATGTTCCAATTTTTTCTATTTTTAGTAAAGTTTTCAATAGTTTTGATCATTGACTCGTGCCACAGATCAATGGTTTTTTGCATACTAAATTCTTCATTCGCGTATGCCTTTACTTTTCTTGACAAAGTCTTGCGCTCTGTATTGCTCATTTCAAATATTTTCATCATTGCACCTGCAAAATTATGATTATGCACATAATCTTCGTAAATATATGGAACTGATTGACTTCCAACAAGTGTTTTAAAGTCTACATCTAGTGCAACACCATTATGTGAACCGTCTCTATGATCAACAACTTGTCGTGTTAAGCCTCCAGTTTTTGGTGCAATAATAGGTGTACCTGTTGTCATTGATTCTAAAGTTGATAGGCCGAAACCTTCTGCATAAGAAGTATTAATACAGAAGTCAGATACATTGTATAATACATTCATTTTTTCAAATTCTATCCTGTCACGTGAAAAACAAACATTGTTTTCAATTCCTAGCATTTCTGCTACTTTAAACAAGTTAGGACCTTCACCATCTAATGGCTCAGTATGCATTATTAATGTTGCCTTTCTATGACCATGCGTCTTTTCTAAGTTTTGTACAAATTTTGCCCAAGCATCCAGTAAATCTGACGGTCTTTTTCTCTTAGCATTTCTATTTACCCATATACCAACAAAATTATCTACACTATCTTTACCAAGCAAACTAATTTTATGTTCTTTTATTTTCTCAGGAGTCATTTGAAAAAACAAATTACTGGGTAGTGCATGTGGAATAAAATTAGTTTTTTCTGGATAAGCTTCTTTAAGCATAGAATAAGTCATATGACTATGACAATTAATCATATCAGTTGCTTCATAGTAAGAATCATTAAAGTTAGGGTACGGGTAATTATCCCAAACATGCCACCAGACAATTGGACAAACTTGATGAACCTCGTCTTCGATATCAAAAAGCCATGTAAAAAATCTAGGATCAGTAAAGATAAAAAGCAAGTCTGGTTTCTCTGTAGCTAAAGTAACTCTTATTAAGTCTGGGGAACCAAAACCGTCTATAGGCTTAATTACAAAATCGTCGTTAACTACGACTGTCCTATAGTCTTGATGTTTTAATGCAGCACCAAACTGCCTAAAAGACCAGCATTTTTTTTCCAACAAACCTTCTATCAAGTGCCTTGTCTGTGTACCCACTCCACTCGTTGATAATGCATGATCAGAAAGTACTAGTACTTTAAATTTTCCATCTTCAGTCATTTACTCACCCTGTAATATATTGTCTTAAACAAAGAATAGTTCTTTTGAACACTATTTTATACATTAAAGTAATTGTGTAAACAAAATTATGTACAGTGTTTTGTCTGATAAAATTGACAAAACTTGCAACTATTTCTATTTTTTATACACATTCCTTTTTCAACTGAACTTATCATGCTCCTCATTAGCTTAACACCTTTTTCATAAGTTTTCGGTCCTACTGACACTTTTACTAACTCGCACACTTTTCCTTTTTTTCCACCTCTTTTCAGTAAAACAAAACCACAGCGTACATCTTTTAGATCTATATTGTGCTTTTTTGCCCAAAAGTGTTTGTATAAAATTAATTGTGCAGTCATTCCTAAGTCTTGCTTCTTGTCTCTTCTCCAACCCCAAGCGCCAGCTGTTTTCCAGTCAATAATCCAGTACTCATATCCTTTACCTCTTCTCTTTGGAACTTTAAGTACACCGTCAATAAACCCTTTGAAACTGAGTGGATTTTTTATATCATCAATTACTTCATAAAGTTTTTCCTCAGCCTCAAAGCATTCCCAGTCTGGAAGTTCTTTATCTAAAAAGTCTAAAACCTCATCCCACATATTATTTGCCCAGGATTCCCAAACTTCGACAGGTTGGTGCTTATACCATCCGGGTTGCTTAGAATACCACGCTGGGTTTTCATATCCAGCATTCTGCCACTCTTCTTTCATTACCCCTATTATTTTATCACGGTCGACGCTTCGATTCTCTAGAAGTGTCTCACAGCCTTCGTGAACAGCTGTTCCGAAATGAAGATAAGGTGAGGGTTCGAATGTATCAATTTTATCGATATATACTAGTTTGTGTCTATAAGGACACTCTTTCCATTGTTTAACTTCAGAAAAAGATATGTGAGGTTTCCCTGTGGGAAACGCAGTTTCGTTACTCATTTTGCACCTTCATGTTATGTTAATTTATACTTATTTTAACATAAATTTGGTCATTTTTACATTAATAACACGTATATATCAATCTTTATCTTGCGCTAACATCTGCTCAGTTATTCTCTTTTTTAAATCAGTTAATGAATATTTATGATTTCTATTATGGTAGTAAATTTCTTTTTCATGCTTTTTTCCTGTAAAGTCAAGATCCTTGTAATCACTCCCAACAATCCTCACAGAATGATTTAAATTTATAACAATATCGAGTAATTCTTTTTCAGTGTTATAATGAACAATATCGTCAACATGTCTAATAGAACGAAGAATATACTCACGTTCTTCTACACTTTGGACAGGTTTGCACTTGTAAGGTCTTTCTATTGTGGGATCGCCTTGTAGCGCAACAACTAGAAAATTACATGCGTTTTCTTTTGCGTCCTCAAACAATCTTACGTACCCGGGATGAATTACATCAAAATTTCCGGCAACTAAACCTATTCTTTTTACTATTGATTTACGATCTTGATTTAAATAATCAGTAGGCATTTATTTTATCCTTCAAGCTATGTTTCGGCAACCAATCTAAATCTTTTATCGTCTCTCTAATATCAGCTAATGTTTCTTTAACTTCAGCCGGTCTTGGGTCAATAACTTCTATTTTTTGTCCTTCCTGCATATTATCACTAGATGTTGAACCTTTTAATATCATTTCAGCTAATTCGTACATAGAATAGTTTTTACCTGTCCCTACGTTGTATATCTTGTATGGGATATCAATAACTGATGAATTCATTGCACAAATATTTGCCTCGATAACATCATCTATATAAGTAAAGTCTCTTCTTTGATCTCCGGGTGCAACAATTGTCATTGGGATTCCACGTTTATTTTGTCTTTTAAACAATCCAATGACAGGTGCATATTCACCCTTAATAGGCTCTCTAGGCCCGTATACATTAAAATATCTAAGTACAATACTTGGTACTCCGTAAAGTTGGTTATAAAGTTTACAAACTTGCTCGCCCATCCATTTTGACATCGAGTATGGATTTAAACAGTCTGAAGGCATATTCGGTGCAAACGGTATTGGATTCTGGTGACCATAAAGGGAAGACGTACCTGAATATACTACTCTTTTTACAGAGTTCAACCTAGACCATTCTAGTACCCTCTGTGTGCCTACAACATTGACCTCGAAGCACTCATTAGGCGAACCTATAGTCGGCTGAATTCTGCTTCTAGCTGCAAGATGAAAAACATAATCAGTATTTTTAAAAATGGAGCTACAATCATCCTTAGCTATATCCTTACACAAATACTGGGCTTTTATATTATAATAAAAACTTTCATTTTCTTGTGCTGATAAATCATCAATAACACGGACTTCATGCCCTAATAATATTAATTTATCTACTATGTGACTACCGATAAATCCGCAACCGCCCGTAACAACGCTAATCATTTTTACTAACCGCGCCGGGTATGTCATACCAGTCTAAGTCACGCCTTACTTCTTTATTTTTCTCCCATGCGCCCTTCATAACACTGGCCTTGATGCCAAGTGATTCTGTTTTCTTAATCATTGCATTCAAGTCTTTAGGGAAACACTTACCTCCAAAACCAAAATCTCCGTCATGACCCGGAACATCAATATGAGAATTTCCAATCCTCCCGTCAGTAATAAAACCTTCAAGCGCATCATCCCAATTACCGTTTATTGCTTCACAAATCTGAAACATTTCATTCATAAAAGAAACTTTAGTCGCAAAGAAACAATTTGCCATGTACTTAATTAACTGTGCAGTTCCAAAATCTGTTTTTATAATGTTTGTATATGGAAACCTTAATCTATACAAATCTTCGACCTTACGCAATGAAGCTTTATCATTACCACCCAATACAATCCTAGATGTGTTTATAAAGTCTAACCTTGCTTTCCGCTCAGTTAAAAACTCAGGATTAAAAACAAAATTCATTTCAGGGTATTTTGCTGCTAAATTCTCAGTTGTGCCAGGAACAACAGTTGATTTAATTACCAGTACTTGATTTTTACGTCTATGTGTGAGAGGATAGTTGTTCATTATTTCATCAACAACACCCTCGACAATTGAAAGATCACATTCTCCCGACTCGAACATCGGTGTTGGGACGCAAATAAATACAACGTCTGAATGTAAAACCAATTCACCTAAACTATGTGTAGACCGCTTCGGGTCTTTATCATAAATCATTATGTCGTCAGTATGCAAGATAAAGCCATGCATAATTGCTGAGCCTACAAACCCATTACCTACAATCCCTATTTTCATATTTTTTCCTTTTCTAAAATGATTTAAAATTATCAATTATGTCCTTAATTGAAACATTGTTTTCAATTGCCTCAATTATAGTTTTTTCTTTTTTTATTATAGATTTTACAGCATTTTGAACAACGTTTAAATCTTTGTTATTAATAATAACAACACCATCACTATCAGCAAATACAAAACTAAAAGATTGAATTGAGTTTCCATCTATAATCAAGCTTGTATCAACTGATTTTACTCGGCCCCTACCTTTGATATCAACAGGTGTCTTTATCTTAAAAAGTATATCTAAGTCTTTACCAAAAGTGTAGTTGTTGTCTCGGGTAGCGCCGTTTATTATAACACCTTCAATATTTTTCTTAATTGAGTATCTTGTCATTAGCTCGCCAAAATAAGCAAATTTACTTGAACCGTTAACAAAGAGGACATCACCGACACCCAACTCATCTAAAAACCCTAAACCTAGACTAATGTTTTCATCAACATAGTCGCCTACTTCTAAGTCAACTGTTCTAACATTACCGAAAAATATAGGACTGTCTGAATTTGAATTGTAATTAGTCAAACAAGTATAATTTATCTTTAATGTATCACACTCGTCTGTTATCATACCCGTGCATGCATTTTGCCAAATACTTCTATTGAAGTTTTCCATATATCGTCTCTATTCCTTCATAATATTGTTCATATTTGTTTCTTTTAAAGTATTCTGCTAATGCGCTTGCTTGTGTAAAATCATCTTCATAATCGATATCATTTCTTTCGAAGTGATCAATATTGATGATTTTATACTTTTTGTTAATTCTTTTCTTTGAATTTTTAAAAGCTTTTGCATCAACAACATACAAGCCCATACATTCTGTTGTTGTTGGTTTTAAGTTGTAACTATTAGGTATATTATCTGTATCGTAAGTAGGTTTTTCGTCCTTCCATATATAACTTTTTTCTTCGTTTACATACACAGTAGATTGAAAACCTGAACGGATAGCGTTTATACCTTTCTGTATTGTTTCTTTCTTACAAAATATCATGGGTGGCAAATGTTGGATGTATATATCAGCATCTTCTACATTACTAGCTTCCCATTCTAAAAGTTTATTGCCGTCAGTATCATTATTTGCTAAGTACGATGGTCGACTTATTGTATTGAAGCCGTTTAATATAGCTAGTTCAAGTATTTCATTGTCGTCACTATCAATGTATATATCTCCTCTAGGTATGACTCTTGATAAATTATTAGCAGCCCATAAAAAGATAGGCACGCCTAAGATTTTTTTCTTATTCTTATACGGTAATCTTGTACTATTACCTTTCGCTGGAATGAAACCTACTATTTTCATATGACTTCACATCCAACAGCTTCTGCTACTTTTTTAACATCTAAATAAAGTTTCTTAAATTCAGAAAAATTTAACTGTTGTGAAGCATCTGATTTAGCATTTTTGGGGTCTGGATGTACTTCTATCAACAAAGCTGATGGTTTTGTTGCTGTACAAGCAAGTGTCAACTCAGGTACTCCGTAGCTATATCCCATTGCATGCGAAGGATCTAAAACAAGCGGAATATTTGTTTCTTTTTTAATCCAAGCTGCACCGCACAAATCTAGCGTAAATCTTGAATTCGGTTCAAATGTTCGTATGCCTCTTTCACATATCATCACGTTGTATTTTTCTGCATTAAAAAGATATTCTGCCATTTGACAGCTTTCTTGCGTGGTTGCAGCAAAAGATCTTTTTATTAAAACTGCATTATCTAGATCAGCTAGCTTTTTAAATATACCGTAATCCCACATTGCTTTAGCGCCTATTTGAATTACATCAGCTACTTTAGCAACATCTTCAACTTGTGTGGCATCTTTAACTTCAGTTACGATTTTTAATCCGTATATATCTTTTATCTCTGCTAACATCTTCAGACCCTCGTGTTCAAGGCCGGGAAAAGAATACGGACTAGTCCTGGGTTTGAAGCATCCTGCTCTCAAATAATTCAAACCTAAAGACTTTAACATTTCAGCAACTTTTGTTATTTGTTCCCATGACTCAATACTACACGGGCCGGCTATTAAAGTTATTTTATTTTCTTCGCCTATTGTCAAATTACCTACATTGACATGACGCGTTTTACTAAAATTCTTTCTAGAAAATTTCCAATTACTCATTTCTATCCTTTTGTTATTGTTTCTATCGGCAAAATACCTACAGGTCTATTATATTTGGTTACTACAACAAATTTCAACTTTTTTTCTATTTTCAATTCAAACATCTGTTTAAGTATTGTTTCAAAATTATCATCCCACTTGACAGAGAAAGGCTTACTGTTTATAATTTTATTGGCGCATTTTTGTTCAAATATCTTATCACTACTTGTTTCTATCATAAATCTTCTAATATCACCATCTGTTACAATACCCCAATCTTTTTCATCTTCAACTATAACAAAGCCGCGCTGTCCTTCGTTGATTGCAATTAAAATATTTTTTAAATTAGCTTTGTATTCAACAACAGGTAAGTAGCATAAGTCAATCATTAATTCGCATGCCTTAATGTTCTTTCTAAAACCTTTCATTGCTAAAACAGAAGCAATCATTGATGTGGAATTCATTAGATATGAACCTGATACTACACAATCAACACCAACTGCCTTTAATTCTAAAGCGACCTTGTCATTAACGCCACCATCAACATGCACTCGCTTCCTTGGATACTTTACTTTAAAACGCTTTATCCAATTTAAACTTTCTTTTGAAAATTTAAAGCCAGAAACACCAGGTGTAGTTGTCATTAACAAAACATAATCAGCTTGTTTTATTAATATGTCAACGTCACTAAATTTTGTTTTTTGTGTCAATGCCAGACCTACGTTTGGAAGCTCGTTTAACATTGAAATAAACATTTGATCGTCTTCAAGGCTCTCAAACTGAATTGCGACATACTCTGGTTTAATTGCTTTGAGTTCAGCTGTAAACAAAGTTGGATTATTGCATATTAAATGCATATCAATTTTTAAATCAGAATTTTTTCTAATCACAGATATATCTTTTTTAATTTCTTCGATATCTTTTTCATAGAAGTCTATATGCATATAGTCGGAAAATGTTGTCCGGACAAGTTTTACTGTATCGAGTACACTATTTTTTGAAGAGTATAATGACGGCGAAACTTTCATAATATTATAATTCCTCAATAAAGCTAAGTGCTTCTTTCCATCCTGTGAACCTGTAACCCTTGTCATCGATGTATAAAAATGCCCTAGGCTTTATAAAAGTCACTTCTTTAATATACTTTTTAATTTCGTAGTCTTGTAACCATTTGTTTATTAATTGAATTCCTGTTTTTTCATTTATTAAAGGTCTATCTTCTAGAGCTTTGCAAGTAAAAATAACCAGATCATACTTTTTTGACATTTCCTTTATTGCATTTATTGAACCTTCAATAGGCGGATCATAAACAGTACCATCAAAAAAACCTTTTGAGTTTCTATGTATTACCCCATCAAAGTCTATAGCAACCACTTTTCGCTCTTGATCATCAACTAATTTTAAAAATTCTTTCATTTATACTACTCCCAATTATCTAAGATTACATTATCCCACATTTCTTTTGACCCATTACCTTGGTGCCAATCTTTTTTGTATTTATTCATTCTTTCTTTATACTGTGTTTTCTTGCTTATAAAAACTTTGCTATCTTTACCCGGCTTACTATAATTTATAAATGTTCTAGCTTCCTCATGTACGTTTGTCATAAGCTGTTTATTATGTAAATCTTTCATTCCAGCATCCCAACCGAACTTATCATTGAGATTCTTATTATATACATGCTCATCATAATCTGTTAGCAATATTGGTGTTTCAAATATTGTACCTTCTCTTCTAGATAACCCAGTCATATCTGTTATAAGCATAACATCACATATGTAACAACCTATCCATATCTTTGAAGGAAAACCATCCCACCCATCCATTTCAAAATCAATTAGTTTTGAAAATTCTTCGTATTTTGTGTGAACTGGTGAATTTACACGTCTTACTTTTAAGTCATCAACACCTTTTCTTCGACGAGAAATTATGTAAAAACCCTTATCTTTAAGTTTTTCAATACCTTTGATTGCAGCATTATAAAAACTCTCATTACTTTCAAACATTGTCAGATGAGGGTCAGCTCGCCTAAGACTTACAAATGCAATAGGTTTGTCAGTAGGTATTCCTAAATTTTTCTTAATTTCGTCTTTGCCTTTCACATCTAATATTGTTTTATAGTCTTTACAAGGATCACAAAAGTAAAATTTATCTTCATGCTTTTTTATCGTATCAATATAACTAGACCGAAACCTATGACGTTCGAGCCATAGCCTGGAATTCATAACAATTTTAATATTTTCTGGCTTGTCTGCAATACTTAAAAAGTCTAGATACCTATGAAAGTAATCACCTACAACGTCTAAACAAACTATTTTTGAACAAATATTTTTAAATATAAAGGGTTCTCTTCCTGAAAATATTCCTATCTGGCAACTTTTAAACTGTGCTCTAAACTCTTTAACATTATAACAAGGAGTAAAGTCTTCACCAAAATATTCTTGTAGTTGATTAATATCTTCTTCGTGAAGCCAAATTTGTAGTGATTTACTCTTTTTCCAGTAGTATTCATCAGTATGAGAAAAAACAGAAGCAACAATCTTCATGTTAACATTGTCTGGTTTTTTTAAATAAAGAATTTGTGCTAAAGGTATATCAGTTGCACGATTAATTGAGAAACAAACATTCATTTAAACACCTACCTTCCCAGCGAATTTATCGATAAATTTATTCTTAAAGGATGTGTTAACGGGATCAACTACAAGTACAATTGTTTTCCTTGTTTTGTCAGTTGATCTATTACCTGAATGAAACCCCATCGACTCAAAAAATATACAATCGCCTGCTTTTCCTGTACCGACCAGCTTATCAAAAACAACTCCTTTTATTTCTATAGGGTCATTATTGATATTAGCTGGTAAATTATCAGTGTCACTATCTGTTAAGTAACCTACATGTCTGTGCTCAAGAGCTGCTGCGTGTTTTTTATAAAAAACGCCTTCTTTTCTTTTTCTGTGCCCTGAAACAAACAAGTCATGAATAGTTTCTTTTTTAATTTCTGTATTGTTTAAGTGCGACTTTTTTGCACAAAAAATAGGTGCAGCATCTAAATCAACATCATTCAAGAGTACCATTATTTTAAGCTGGTCTCTAACTGTATCTAAATGCCAACCATTATGACTAGTATCACTCTTACTAATCCATTCTAAATTTGTTCTATGAAAATTGCAGTTACTATTTACATACCAATTCTCAAATATACTTTTTACACTTTTATTTTTAATTATTACTTCAGATCCTGGTGGGAAAAAGCCAACAGATTTTGATTGCATTCGCAACTGGCCGTCATCAACTTTCTGAAAACTGTTCCAAATATTTGTGATTTGTCCTTTTTGATTAACTTGTACATTAACATACCCAGCTTTTTTAATATCAACATTAAGTACGTCTTCTATAACCTTAGTAAACTTTAAAAGCTCTGCTAGTTCTTCTTCTGAAAATAAGCTTTTATAAATAGCACAGCCATCTTTGACTAGATGTTCTAGACATTTTGCTTCTAACTTTGAGTTATATTCATCATTATTAATCAATTTAAATCTAATACTATCAAAAGTGTTTAATAATTCTGCTAAGTTTTCTTTGTCTTTTAAAAGTAGACTTGATATGTCTTCTTTAGTTGTTTCATTTAAAAAAATATTTAAATTATTCTCAAACTCTTCAATATTTTTAATAATATAGTTATCAAACTTACTACTATGTTCTTTCCAGACTTTACTGTATGATGATTCAGATTCATTTAATTCTATTTTTAAATCATTTGATATATTTTTAAAGTCAAAATGTAACATCTCAACAAATTCTTTAATTAAAAACTTTTCTTTCATGTTACTCCCAATTATAAGCAATACTATCGCCAGTTATGTTAGCAAACCTGCCATGGTAATAATCACGATTTAACAATTCAACTGGTGATAAACTTCTGCTTTGATTGCCCGTTATTGACTTTTGTTCTTCTAATGTAATGTTTTTTGAAATATGATCTTTAAGTTGTTTATTGCTTAGTTTTGTCAACGCAACCAATTCTTTCAATTGTGCCTTATTTAAAGAAACAGGACCATCCCTTGTCTTGCTTTTGTCCACAGAGGTAAAATGTCTTTCTATCCAGTCAATATTTCTATCCAGTGCCATCGTAGAAAGTTTTAGACCATCTAACTCATAATTTGAATGCTCACTAAACCCTACACTATCTGTAAAACTTCTTAAGTATTCTATTCTATCTGTATGTCCTTCCTTTAGCGGTGTAGGGTAAACAGATACACAATGCAAAAAAGTAAATCTACACTTAAGTTCAGATAAAAACATTGCTGTTTCTGCTATTTCTTCATCAAAAGTTGAACCTGTAGATATTATTAAATGCTCAAAACCTGCATCAACCAAGTCCTTCAATAAAGGTTTTGATTTGCAATCAAAGCTAGCAATTTTTATATTTTTATGACCCCAGTCTAGACTTGCTAGGAATTCAACTCTTTTTCTTGTAAATGCAGTTGTCATTGGTAATACATTGTTTTTATGACATATGTCAATAAAATATTTATGATCATCATCAGAAAGATCTAACGGTGCAAGTCTTTCGTATTCTTGTTTGTAAGGTCTTTTGATTGTAGTAATATTTCCATCTTTATCGCTGATTCCTGTTTCAAACCTTTTTCTAAAAGTAAGATCAGCAACTTGCATTGATTGAATCTTGCAGTACTGTGCGCCTGTTGAAGCAACTTCTTCTACCATTTTTCTAAGTAATGCTCTATCGCCAAGGTGATTTTGACAAAGTTCTGTTATTATGTTTACACTGTTATTCATAGTTTTCCTAAATAGTTTAATATTTTCTTGCTTATAACTTCAGCACCATTTTTCTCAAAGTTAGCACTGTTAAGATTTTTCTTAATGTTATCATAATCAGTTTTCATAAAACTTTCAAAACAATTTACAAAATTATCTTGGTAATTTTTTACAGTCATTTTACCACCCAAGCCTAAACTAAAAACCTGACTGATATTGTGTGCTATTTCTGGATTCTTTGTTTCATTTACAAAGAGCGCGGGTACCTTTGATATTATACACTCTGTTAATGTATTATAGCCTGCTCTCGCTACAATTGCGTCCATTTTTGGAATATGAGAATGAATTCTTTTTACACCCTCAACACGGGTAATATTGCTAGCATCTGCTTTTGCAAGATTTTTCGGTATATAAAAATGATAATCATTTAGTGATTCAAATTTGTCAAAGTTAGATATTATTATTTTTGATAATGTTGATGTGCCGTTATCCATAATTAATATTTTTTTCTTTTTTGTTTGCACAATATCAAAATTATCAAAATCATTTATAATAAATGGTACATTGGTGCCGTTATCCTTAAAATTGACTGTAGTTTCTAAAGGTTCAAGAGGAGGTAAGAAAGTCAAACTAGCATGCTTATACATCTTTAACATATGAGATGAAACATCATTTAAATCTGGAAATACTTTCTTACAAAACCACGCCCAATTAAAGTGAAAGATTAAAAAAGAAGGAACTTTGGCAATTTTTGCAATTTGATGGGCTTCAGGAACTGCATCTGAAATGACAAAATCATAATTAAAATCTTTGAGCTCTTCTAAGATAAATGTTTCACTATTATTAAGATAATTGTCAAAATAGTATCTTGTCTTTTGAAGATTTAGAGAACCATCAATATTCTTTACTGTTTCAATATTATTGAATTTTTCAATATAACTTATGTTTTTATAGTTTGAAAACTTTTCAACAGCAAACTTAAATTTATTCTTTGTCTGTATTGTGAAGTGTATTTTATTATTTAATCTTAACATGCTTTTTATAATAGCTTCTTGTCGCACTAAATGACCAAAACCTTCATCTGATAAGTATACTTTACATTTTAACATGTTTGCTCAGTATTTGTGCTTCTGCAATCTTTACGTCTTCTATTGTGTGTACATCATGACAATTAGTAAAGTACACGCCCACGTTTGTGCTTAAAGTTTTTTGGAATACTGTCTTTTGTGTCATTATTCTAAAACAAGCATTTTGTAAGTTATCTTCCCCTATTGAAATTAGTTCGCATACAGGTTTTTTAAGATAAAGATTTTCATAAAAAAAATTAATTGCATTGTCCAAATCAGCTATTTTCAATGACGGAGAATTAGCTTGGAGTGAGATTACAATATCAGGATTTTTTAAATTGCAATCTGAAATTATGTGTTCTACAGCTTGTGCTATTGCATCCATTTTTTCAACATCATCACTAGATAGTTGTTTTGGTCTTTTTATACAAATTATTTTTTTATCTTTCAACGTAGTATTTAGTATTTTTTCACTTTCACTAGTAACATACACACTATTAATATGCTTTGATGCTAGAACTTCTTCAAGAACCCAATTAATCATGGGTTTACCTAAGACTGGATATATGTTTTTATCTTTGAGTCTTTTCGATCCGCCTCTTGCAGGTATCACTACAGCAATTTCTAATTTTTTAAAATCATTTACTTTTATCATGGATGTCTCTCAAACTGAATATTCTTTCAACAACTGATTTTACGCCCTTTTTAACTAAAGATTTTTTTCTATTTTTAAAGTCATGCTCCAGCAGTGGTTTTATTGCGTCTTTAGAACCATAAAGGCACTTGTGACATAAAGTACCTTCTATTGTTTTTTCAATATGACGCTTTCTCATTTCACTAATTATTTGATTATTCCATGCATCTTTTAACGATTCTTTATTTAAGTCTGCATAAATCAAATTATTATCGTAGTCTACACAACACAAAGATAACATTCCGTCTTGCGTCAAATGAATTCTATTCCATAACATCGGACAGGGCTTTGATGTGTCTATTTTATCAAAATTAGCAGTCAGCTTAGTAGATTCCAGCATTTTTAATTCTTCCAATGCTTGACCCATTTGACCGTGTACACCTAGAATTTTTGCATCGTCTACATAGGGAATGATAACTTTTTTGTATTCTTCTATTTCATCTTCTGTAAATTTAGTTACAACAAAAGATGCCATTATTTTTAAATCGCTTTTTTCTTTGTTTTTGTATTCATAGACATCTTTTAAGTTTTTTAAAACTTTATCAAACTCATCTTTACCATGCGTGAGTTTATATTTTTCTCTGCTTGCTGCGTTGATTGAAAATTTAATACTAGATAAACCTGCATTGACTAGTTTTTTTACTTTATCTATGTCAGCTAATGCACCATTAGTTGTTATGTAGATATACTTAACGCCGCCGTCTGAAGCTATTTGTACAAATTCCTCCAGTCTTTTATCTAATAAAGGCTCTCCGCGCATATAAAAACCTATTTCTTCTAAACCCAAAGCTACAGCATCACTTACAAATTTACTATACAAGTCAATGTCTAGATTTTTTCCACTAATACTCATTCTTGGATTTGTGCAAAAAACACAGGAATGATTACACCCTGCTGTCAGCTCAACCATTGCATTTTTTGGAAACTTTACATTATTAAAGTTTTTAAATACTTCGTCTTCTTGTTTTATTGATCTTGATTTAAGCAAACTTTTCTTTTTGTTTGTTATGAATATTTTGTGCGAAAAGCCGCTAAATGTTTTGTTTAATTTATCACTCATCATTGACCTATAATAATACAATAATTATTGATTTACATTGAATGCGATATCTAAAATTTTATTACATGTATCTTTAATTTCAAAAAAATCATTTTTTATACACTCTGACAAGGAGTCTTGAATTTGTTTTGTATTATTTTTATTCATAAGAAAGTCTATAGCATTAGATACGTTTTCTTGATTAATTTCATCTTTATTTATATTTCTATAAAACGCATAATCATACAAGAATCTAAATGTTGCTATTCGCTCTCCCGTGCTATTCGAAGATGGTTTCACCTTAAAATCTAAAATTGGTTTTCTTAAAAGAATTGCCTCTTTTGAAGTTGTTGACTCAAAGTTTATTAAAAAGTTTGATATGCTTAATAGCTCCATTGTTGTATGTGGATACCAGCTAACATCGTAGAATATACTATCAAAATACTCCTTTTCTTTTTCAGGTATTGTGTCTTTAAGTCTTGATTTGCAAATTAGCTTAAAGCCTCTTTTTTTAACTTCATTTACGATAGTCGCTGTATTTACGTCATTATTGTCTCTAATTTTTGGAAAAGCATATAATACAAAACTATCTTTTGAGTCTAAACCGTATTTTTTGCATATTTCTTCGCGTGAAGACATTTTAAAATCATACTTTGGAGATCCAACATAAATGTTTTTAGGACTTTTGCAATTATAAGCTTCAGCTAATTTTCTTGATGGGAATAAAACGTGATCTACTTTTTCAATATATTTTTGATAACTGCCATTCATTGCGTAGTCTGACATATATGTTATCGCTATTTTCTTCCCTGAGTTAGTATTACTACCTTCCCAGCCGTCACCTTCAATTTGAAAAACAGGACCGACTGAGCTATTTATATCACTGTATTCTTCAAATCTTATTTCTAAAAAAGTTGACATCTGCATCAAATAATTTAAGTTTTCTGGAAGTCTGACTGAGTTGTATTTTCCGTTATGATTGGCTAAATAAAAAACACTTGTGATGTTCCTCTTTTTTGCTGCAATAACAAGCGGTATAAAGTATCTCAAGGATGTCATGCCTGTTAAGACAAAATTTAAATTATTCATTAGTTCCCCAAAACTAAAGCAATATACATTTGAGGAGCATCAGGCCAAAGCGACATAATTGAATATTTTATATTTCTAAAAGTTTTCTTTGCTATCAAGCTTTCAATATTCAAAACAACAGGTACCTCTTTCTTTATTATACTACTTAAATCTTCATTGTATCCGAATGGCTTAATCATCTCTTTAAATTTTTTAACCTCTGGGCTACTACTAAATGAATCATGCCAGATTGTCGACCATAAAAAATTATCCTCTTTATAGCACCATTCTTGTTCTTCATTTTTTACCCAACCTACTTTAAAATCTTCAAAACGCCAATGATCACCTAAACCCCAGTCAACAAGTATTTTTCCGTCTTTTTTTAGCATGCTAGAAAATGATTCTAATACTGCTTCTGGATTTTTGGCAAAATAGCAGCATCGTGTACATACTATAAGATCAAACTTTTCTTCTATGTTATACGGTAAATCATTAATATTCCAATTGTCTAAGCTTAAATCAAAATATTTTTTATTTTTACAATTTAAGTTAGCAGTTAAGAAGTTATCATTTGACTGGCCAAAAAAACCAGCTGATTCGTAACTTTCCTGGCCCAACAATGATAAATAAAAATCTACTAAATACGGATCAGTCTTGCCCATTTAACCACTCCTTCACTCTTTTTCTCCATAACACTACAATAGGATCTTCGAAACTACGTGTGTAAGACCGTCCTATATGTGTACAAACTGGTTCATTTTTTAATTGATAGCTTTCTCCCCTCATGTCATTTTTCATAAACTTCATATAGGGTATTGTTTCGGGTATTCTAGGCGAAACTAGTTTCATTGGTATGCCTTTTAAACCTGCACTTTTTAACTTGTATACTAGTTCCCACCCAGTGTCAAGCATGATTTTTTCACCAGCCGCCCTGCCAAATATATAACTATTTTTCTCGTCTACAATTATATGTTTTTGTTCAGGAAGACTAAAAGATATATTTTTTTCTTTGAGTGCTTGCACATCAAACAAACAGAATGTAGTATTTGGGAAGCCTAAATATTTTGCACCATCATATTCAGAACCTACTATAACTGTATCATCTGTCATTTCTGCTAATAGCTTTTTGTCCCAGTCATTTGTTAACATTGCAATGTCGCAGTCAATGAACATTGCATATCTACTATCAAAAGTATATAGTAACCTATCAAGTGCATAAGAGTGTCCTAGCGAAAAACCTCCTTTGTTTCTAGCATCTAAGAATTTAATGTTTTTATATTTTTTTGCAACTTTCTGCAAAATATTTAACTGCACATCATCGTCATTAATTGCTAAAATAATCTCAACAGTATTTATGTCAATTGTCTTTTCTATCGTATACAGAAGAAAATTTACATAACTTTCACAATTTCTGCCACAAGGTATGCCTATTTGTAACATTATCTCACCTCTCTTTTCCAATTTTTTAAATGATACATACAAATTTGATCGTAATATATGCTGTCTCTAAGTAAAGATTCTTTAATATGTCCCTCTACTTTAAAGCCTACTTTCCTATAAACATGTTGGCCTATCTTATTATAGGCCGCTGTTGTTAAACCTACACGGTGTAAGTCTAAATTTTCATAACAATAGTCTAACATTAAATTCCACATTTTATTTGCATAACCCATACCTCGATAATTTATATGAATATCAGCACCTAAAACACAGTGTTTGTTAATATAATCAATTTTATAAAACTTACAAAAACCAACCCGTTGATTGTCTATACAGAAAATATTTCTAATTTCTTTCTTGTTATCTATTGTTTCCCACCACTTTAAATGATGTTGTAGTGTTATGGGCGTAGGATTTGTTATGTTTTTAAGAACTAGAGGATCATTGTGTAGCTCAACTAGCCAACTGTGGTCTAAATCATTTACCTGTCTTAAATAAAATTTTTTATTCATATTTCAGTTATCTATCCTTAAATTGCGCTATATGTGTAAGAAATTAATCGCCTTATTAATGTTAGGTTCATATTCATTAATTGATCTTTTCCAAGTTAGATTGTATGAGATTCTTTCATTGTCCCAGTGTGATTTAAAATTTAACAATGCAGACAAATGTCCAGAATCAATAATGCATCTTAAATACTTGCTATCATTTATGCCCTCAAATGTAAGCTTTCTTTCTGGATCAATTGTAATAATTCTATTTTCTTGATCTGATAGCTCTAATTGAATTGACCAACTAGATTTTAAATTTAATTTTTTCATTTTGTCAAACATGTTTACAGAAGACATATGAATTAATCTGTCGATAGTTTCGCGGTTAACAGGTTCATGAATTTCATTTGGTTTGTTTGAAAATAAATTTTCACAAATTTGACTGAAGTTATTTTCTATATAATCACCAGTGATATGTGTTAACTTTTTCGTTACTTCAATTGTTTGATTGTTTGATATTGCTAGTATATTTGATCTTGTGTGTTTGCTTAATTCTTTTGCAAAAAGATGTCTAGATTTATAAATATCTGGATGGCAAGTATCAAATTCTTTAGCACGCTTACCTTTTATAAAAAAATCAGAAGAGTAAGGTATAACATACTTTGGAGTAAAAAAATTAACAAATTCTGTAATTTTTTCTAGTCTTAGGTTGTTTCTCTTTGTTGATATCTTTAATTTTTCACTTTGACTAAAGTTGTCAAAGCATATTGGAAAATCATCAGCAAAAGAATTAAAAGGTAAAAATATCATTTCACAATCTTTTATATTATCTTTAGTTTCTAAGCTTAACTTTTTAAAATCCCAAGGAAAATTATCACATAGAAGTAATATTTTTTTATCATCACTTTCTATCAATATACCTGTATCTAAAACAATGTTGTCACTATTATCTGGTTTTTTATTGTTAATCAGGTGACCCTGTCCGTTCATAGGTTCAATAAAAGTTATTATTATATTATCTTTTAAACGATACGGTTCGTTTAAATCAACAAGTATTATTTCCCTACCAGGTAATTTTCTTTTAGATACAATATTATTTGGCCAGAGATTGGGTAGTATGATCTTACATTTTTTTGAAAGTTGTTTAATAGCTGCAATATCAAAATGATCTTCATGAATATGTGATACAATGCAGTATTCAGTACTTTTTAAAAAATTCTTTGAGTGTGCTATGTTAATTTTTGGATCTAAATGCCAAGAACCGTGATAAATTCCATTTGTAATCCATGGATCGATAGATAACTTTGTATCAGCTATAGTCATTTGTGTAAAAGCATTAAATATGTTCTTTAACTTAATCATCACTTATCATTGTTAACATTGTACTTGCTATGAATTGAATATCATCTTTTGACAGCCACCAGCCGCAAGGTAAAGATATTTGGTGGTTATTAAAGTATTCTACACCTGTTAGTGTATTATTTTCAAAACTATCTGCAAAACATGTGTAATTATGATTAGGTATATGCACCAAGCCTGCACCAATTGATGCATTATTTAGTCTTTCTAGAAGTCTGTCTCTATCAATACTTTCATCGAGTATCATTGTGTAAACCCAAAAAGATGGTTCTGAAACCTTAGGATATACTAAAGGTTTTATTTTACTATTTATACTAAATAGTTTGTTATATGTTTCTGCATTATTCTTGTGGCTAGTCAGTATCTTATCAATATACTTTATTTGTGTAAGACCGATTGAAGCTGTTATATTGTTCATATTGAACTTATATCCTGCTTCTTCAACATCTAGATGCCATCGCTGACCTTTCCATTCACCATTCTTATCTTTTGAGCCTTCACGATCTAAACCGAACCATTTCATTTTTTTTGCTCTTGTAGCATCTTCACTTGACTTGCAAATTAAAGCGCCACCATCACCAGTTGTCATGTGTTTAATTGCTTGAAAACTGAAACAAGTATAATCAGCATAAAATGATACATCTTTATTTTTGTACTTTGCACCAAAAGCATGTGCTGCATCTTGAATTAGTTTTATGTTATTTTCTTCACATATTACTAGAAGCCTTTCTAAGTCACAAGGTAATCCTGCCCAATTAACACACATAACTGCTTTCGTCTTTGATGTTATTTTTTTTGCGACAGAGTCTGGGCAGATATTTCCTGTATTAGGGTCTATATCTGCCCAGACAACCTTAGCGCCTAAGTTTAATATTGGAGTGTTTGTTGCTAGACATGTCATTGAAGTTGTAACTACCTCATCTTCGTAGCCTACATTTGACAACTTTAGCGCCATTGTTAGTGCGCTTGTGCAACTATTTGTCATTATTATGTTTTCATAACCCATTTTTTTAGATAATTTTTCTGAAAACTCGCTTACCTGAGCACCTTCATTAAAAAAACCTGAATTTAAAACTTTTGTCAAACCTTCTATAGCTTCTTCAGAATTAATATGAACTTTAAACATTGGATATTTCATTTTACCACCTTATCTTTTATGTACGCTCTTTCCAAACCTAATTGGCCAATCTTTTTATCATCTTGAGGTCTACTTACAAAAAGTGCTTTTGAACGTGTTGAAGTTGCAGCTTGCTTTGTTAATATGCTCCAAGTTATCGCTTTTCTTTCTGTTTTAACAAACGGTACACCATGATAAGCTTTGTCATTATTTACGAATAAAACCAATCTATTATTTAAAGGCTCTATCTCGTGTACGCAATTTGTCATAGAATCATCCCAGATTTCTAAACACCCTGTGTCTTTAGTTTTTTGATACTCTTTATTCAGGTAAAGCAAACATGTTATTTCTTTCCTTAATTTGTTTTCAGGATGAATTCTTGCGTCACTGTGTATTTTTTGACTTGACCCTGGTAACATTATTCTTAAACCTGACCACCTCATTGAAGTATCACTGACTAATTGTTTATGACAGGTCAACGCTTGAACATAGTGTGTAAATTCGTCTGTATGGAAAAAATTAAATATACTTTGAATGGGTGTGGGAATGTCACTTATTTTACTTATTGCTAGTAGACCTTCTTCAAGAATATTCTTTTTTCCATTTATTGTTTTGTAACCTGATATCCACCTTAAATCGTTACTAGACGGCCAGTGTTGATGTATTTTATCTAATATACCTTCAGTTAGAAAGTTGTCAATAACCCATATACTATACGGGTTATTGATTTTATTGATTTTGCAATCTTTACTGATAGTGTTTTTACTTATCATAGTCATAGTAGTTTTATTTTTTACGAAGTATTCCGCACCCATATAAGTTTGAATTTAAATCTTCGCTTATGTCTCCGTTATGATTGACTGTGTAAATTTCATAGAGTTCACTATTAAATAAATTATGTTTTTGTAGTGTTTTAAAATTGTCTTGATCGTTATACTCATGCATTGCCAATATTGAACCTGGAGAAAGTCGAGGAATTACAAAATCTAGACATTCATCAATTGATTTTGCAATATCAACATCAATAAAACAAGCTGCGATCTTAATGTCTTCGTTCTTTTTAAAAAAAGTTTCAAGTGAATTAGAAAAGTAACCCTCGATCAGTACTACATCATCAGGTATACCATGCAATGCAATATTTCGCTCAACTAAATCTTTTGATGCACAATAATCTTTTTCGCAATAAATTGTTTTTTGCTCACCTTCGAAGTAATGTTCACCAGGTAGTCCTTGAAAACTATCAAAAGTGTATAGTTTCTTACCTATGAAATTTGAAGCTATTGATAGTTTTGCTGTACCTATCCCTGTGAAACATCCAAATTCAAACACTTCGCCCTCAACGTGACTTTCAATATTTGAATTTATTATTTCGTAAACTATTTGTGCCATCTCGCCAAAGCCATGTGCTTTCTCTTTAGTCACATTGCGATTTGATTTCCCAACTGCTTTAAAGTAATTACTAAGTTGAGCTAGTGCATAAGCATTCTGATCTATTGAGAAAAAGTGAGACTTGATCATTCTATGGAGTGACTTGTTTTTAAATGTTTTGTTAGCTATATAAGTCTTTGCTTTTTCTGTTGCTTCATAGTTAATAATACTTTTTAAAGCCATAGGCTCAAATCTAAATGGTAACTCAGTTACCATCATTTTATCATTTAAAGTCAAGTAACTGTACTTTAAAGATTTATCAAAAAGAACATTCCAGTCTTTAGTATCAATACGAAGAGTATCGAGATTACCTGCGCTAAAAGCTTTGGTTTCTAAATGGATATAATCTTTTTTACTTTCTATCATTGCTGTTCCTTTATTTTTTAGATTTAGTGTCAATATCTTCAATAATTTTGCCCGGGTGTTTGTCAAAGTTCAAGTCTAAGTGTCCTAAACTATCTAGATACTTACTTAAACTGTCAGCTGTCAATATATCATCACTACTTGTATAATCAAAAATATTTACATTTCCATCTTCAATCTTTTCGTGAGCGGGACGTAAAAGATAATATTCACCAATGTTCTTAACTCTTAAAGATTCCGCTTTGCATAT